GAGTTAACTTTCTCTGCATGTACTCTACCGCTCTCATGTTTTTTAGCCCACTTAAGGGTTGCTCCAGCAAAGTCGCCAGAGAAAGGTTCTAAATAAGAGCGTGGAGAGCAAAGTTGTCTGGTTGCTAGTGCATCACAAGATTTACATTTCTGTGTGTCTGGTGAGCCTTTAACCATATGTTCGTTGGTGTGTCCTAGTGTGCATTTATAATCGTATAGTCTATACATTATTATTATCTTCACTTAAGGACTCTTGTCCCCGTAGATTAGTTTCTTCTAGCTGGAGAAGAGTACCAAGTATATTGAGTTGTCCCTTACGGAAGTAAAGGTCTTCAATAGTTTTAACTTGTTCTACAGAATCAATGTTAGGAACTTGTAGTTTTAAGTCTTCAATCAGTAAACCCCAGCCTTTCATACGGAAGAGGTCATTCATCTGTCTAAAGTAAACTTCTAATTCATTATCTGTCATTTATACTACCTATTATACCATGTTTTAAACAAAAAGTCAAGATTTTTCTTTACTTTTGGTTGCTTTTGTGGTATTAGAGGCCGCTGGGGACTCTAATGTTGCCACCTGCCCCTCTAGCTTGGCTATCTTGTTCAAAAGATTGCTGTAACTCTGATTGATTTGCTCCACTACTTGCTGGAGGTCGCGTTGAGATACCATTTTGTGTTCCTTGTGATTTAAACTCTATTGCTTTATCCTTCAAAATACGATCAGCTACTGCAAGCCTACGCTCAAATTGCTTATCGTCCTCATTTCCTTCCTTAATATTAGCTGTGATAGCTTTAATGCGTTCAATCTCAAGCTCCTGTGGTACTGCCTGAGTCTCTGCTGCTAACTTCTGTGCCCTAGCATTAGATTCGTTAGCTTGGCTGCTTAGAGCGGCTGTCTGGGACGCTTGGAACGCCAATTCAGCTTGCCTAGTCTCTTCACCTGCTTTCTGAGCTTCTGGTGTAGGCTGAGAAGCTTTATCAATCAATCCTATTAGTTCTTCTCTATTGGCAACATTCATATTATCAACAATAGACTTAAGCATTACAGGGTAGTAAGGTGTATCCTTGCCCATAGTCTGCAAAAGTTGTACTAACTGACTGACTTCATACTCACGTGCAATGATACCTAAGGAGCTAGTAGCATTAAACTTGTAGTCAGACACAGGGTAAAGCTCAGGCTCATACTGCATATAGCGCCAAGCAGCCTTAGATACGAAAGGTATCAAGAATGACTCTTGGAAGTTAACCAAGGTGCGCTTATGTCGTTTAATGATAGCACCAAGGGACATCGAAATGCCAGCAGCAGTTGCCTCACCATTTATAGAGCCTCCAACACCAGAAGAGTCTACGGCACCTGTCGATTGTTGTACCATAGTCTGTAGTGCCTGAGCCTGAGCAAAGGTTATCTGACTTACGTTACCAAAGTTGAATGGATTAATAATCTCCTTTGGGTCACCATTAGTCAAGAGTATCTTACCAGCACGAATCTCTGGCTTAGTGCCCCTAGGGATGCGTGTAGCGTCCATAGCAAGCATAGGGTGTACTGTGAGTGCTAGGGCGTCTATACGTGCCCGTAGCTCTGCATCTAGGGCTTTCTGGCTGTTGTATCCTTTCTCACATACACCACGGCCCCAGAAGCGGCTAGGTACTACGTCCCAAGGGAACGCAACAACTGGACGATCTTTCATCATGTAGGGGCTAGGCTCTGCCTTAAGAAGTACAGACTCATTACCTACAATTACAATAGCTTCAATGTAATAACTTTCTTTTTCTTCATCGTCTAGCTCATAGTCTAGTTCTTTCTCTAGTAGATGCCTAGGTACAAGGCCATAGTATTTAGTGAGGCGTACCTTGTCATCTTCGTGTATAGTTAATTCACTATCTGGCTCTAAGTCAAAGTCCTCACTAGCGTTACCTAAGTATCCTTCTCGGTAGACTCCTGACTCTTGTAGCTGCTCTACTAAGTGAGAACTGACAAACTCATCAATGGCTACACCTAGGGCTTCCTCTACGTTAGTAGCTATAGGGTCAATACGAAAGTTCTGGGGTAGGATAGGGCGTAGGCGTACTACAGTTCGCTTACTGATGTTGACACCCACAGCTTCCATAGAGCCACCCATGACTTCCTCAGTCGCAGGTTTCATCTCATTGATTTCTTCTAATACTACTTCGCCTATACCATTGCCAAATACAGCACTATTGATAAGACACTCAGACACATCACGCCTGATCTTAGCCATGTCAAAGTCTTCATGTAGCTTCTTACGTAAGAACATAATGTCCTCAGTCTCTGAGTCGCCCATGTTATCTTTGATGTCAAAGTATTTACCACGACCAAAAGTAGCCTCTTCTATCTCAGCTACGTTAGACTCTACGGCTTGCTGTAGGGCAGGAGCAATGATCTGACTACGCTCTGCTTGTCTTGTCTTGTCACTAGCGTTCCAGATGCCACGCCATAGGCGATAGTATTCTGCATGTTTTGCTGCGTAGTTATTTTCATAGTAGTCACCCCACGTGTCCACTTTAGTCAATACCCAATCTTCAAGGGATTGCTCAATGATAATAGGGTCAGTGCTTTCGTTGTAATCGTTTAGCATATGTTTAGTATCCGCTTATAGAGTCTAAGGTTTCAAAATCGTCTTGTTCTTCAAAGTTGCCTATGTAAGCTACTTTAGCTAATTGGTCAATATAGGCCAACGAGTCTATCAAGTCGTCATGTGTTAATGGGTCAGGGAACTGGAATAACTCGTCACAGAAGCGTGAGTGCCATTCCTTCTTCTTCTTGTTAAGGGTTATACGCCCGTGTTCAAAACGCCCTTGTAAGGCCCACATAACCCTGTCAGTCTTCTTCTGGTTACCATGAGTTAACTCTTCAACTCTAAAAAAGAATGATTGTCTTTTCATCATATCCATTAAGGGAGACATAACAGCTTGTTTGCTTATGCCTTTCTCTATGCCTACTGACAAAGGTTTGTAGTCACGTACTGCTTGGAATATTTTCTGAGCTGTCTCATCTAAAGTCCATCTGCCATAGATCATATCTTCAACAAACCAGCCATCTTCATTGACAAATACAATAGCTAGGGAAGAGTTATCTAATCGGCTAGTCTTACCTTTCTTCTTAGAAACATCTTGGAAGCCAGCTAAGTCAATAGCAATGTAGTAGTCTCCATCACCTGTAGGCTTAGAGCCGAATGATAACCATTCTTCTTTAAACATCTCAGAGCCTTGGTTCTTAAAGGAAGCCATGAACTCTTGTTGGAAAGCATGGGTAGACATACTCTTCTTAGCTACATCTATTTCTTCTGAGTCTAATGTTTCGTTGTCGTAACTGGTAAAGTGCCATGCGGCAAAGGTAGGGTCATCTTCCGTTAACTCAGCATACTTGTATAAGTCATAGAAGTGGTTACGACCTTTGGGTGTACCTATGAATAGACAACCACCCTTTTGGTCAGCTAATGCAGGGCGTAAGATTTCTTCAAACACCTCAGGTTTCATGTCTGCATACTCATCCAACACTAGGTAGTATAAAGATACACCACGCATCGTGTCGGGCCTGTCTGCACCTTTGAGGCTTATGGTGGCACCATTGATTAAGGTGACTTGCATATTGTTTATGTGGGAAGCTCTAATGACAGGGCCACCTAGCTCAATCAATAGTTTCCACATAATGTCTCTAGCCTGACCTTGTGTAGGTGCTACGTAGAAGACATGGGAGTTGGGTAGGTTAGCTTCTAATCCTTTGACTATAAGCTTCCATGCTGCTAGGCGACTCTTTCCACAACGTCTACCTGCTGCACAGACAATGAATCTTGTAGGGTCAACCCATACTTTCTTTTGCCACTCTAGTAGCTCTATGGTTAAGTCACTCATACTACAGTGTACTCCCCTTCTTGAGCATCTTCCTCAGGGTCTTGAGAACCTGAGACATCCGTAGAGCCGACACCAGTAATGTTTATTTGGATACTACTCTTGCCACCACCCTTAATGATTTCTTTCTCAAAGGCTGCTACAGGAGCTACTCTGTCCATGACAAGCTTCCATGCTGAGGCTTGGTTCTTATGTTCATTGTCCAAGGCTGCATCAAAGATAGCGTCTAGTACCTTAGCTGACTTAGGTGACGCAAGCATCCTAGCTTTGTACTCATTGATGATTGTAGCATCACCTTTAGGCCGACCAATAATCCCCTTAGGTTTCTTTAGTGTTGACTTAGGTGGCCTACCTCTGCGTTTGGCTACAGTAGTTTCTTTTGGTGCTGACAAATCAATTACCTCTTTGTTCTTGAGATTGAGTCTTACTTAAGTATACTTAAGAATCTTTAGTATGTCTTTAATAAATCATAATGGATAAACTAAAAGACATTCTAAAGAAGCTTTACAACTTAAGTATATTATAACATATTTAGTCATAAAAGTCAATGTATTTCTTGTGTTTCTTTTGTAATCTTTTGTTAACATAAGAGTCCTTTAAAGCTTACATGAGAATAACTCTCATCCCCGTGTCTCCCAAGGGTTTGCCCATGTTTTCTTTTGTAATCTTTTATTGACTTTTGTCAAAGCAAAATGCTACTTTTTTGTACTTGAGCGCCTACCTTAGATTATAGAAAACACGCCAGCCCCCCCGTCCCCTTAAAAGTCATAGGATGACCCTTAAGTCATCTCGTGACTAACTCAAGTCCTTTAGTCACATTCCGAATCCATCAGCGATCTAGTCATCCCATGACCCATGAGTCAGCTTAAGGCCTGATGTTGACTTAAGGCCTGATGTATGCTAGGGAAAACCTAAGGCCTTAACATACCTCAGGCCATGTGTCAACCCGTGACTATCTTAGGTACATTAGTCACAGAAGTTGACAAGTGTGTGCCTGTGTGGGTGCCCTAGGACACATGAGTAACCTGTGCATAACCTGTACATAAGTACCATAACTTATCCACAGGCCCGTAAAGGCGTCTATATGCTCGCCTTAGCTATGCTAGTGAATACCTATGCTATGACAAGGCCAAAGTATTTACGCTATTTTAGGTTATATTGTTTACATTGGTTTGCTTATGTGTTAGGTACGCACGTGCGCCCAATAGATAGGCGCGGGTATAAACTTGGCATGATACTTGCTTAAGATACTTGCACTACATTGGTGCGCCCTAGCACTATAATGGTGCGCCTCTCTAGCCCTTGCCATGCCTAGCTATCAGCCAATAGTGTCAATATAACGTCATATTATTGCACTACTATGGTGCGTTAGTGCTATGTGTACTTTAGGCTTATATCGCCTCTAGCCCTTACCATGCCTACGTTTGCCATTGTTGGCACGTGTATTGCATTAGTATACATGAGCGAGGCACAAGGCCAAACGCACTACTATATAGGTACCACCATGACTGAACGAGCTAAGGCAGCACAAGACTACACACAGGCACTAGAGGCTGAGGTAAAGATGCGCGAGCTAATAGCTAGCATACATGCGTCTTTAGTACAGATTAGGCAATATCAGCTAGATTACGACAAGGATATAAGCCAGCTAGAAGCTAGTCTATTACGTGTACATAAAAATGAAACACAGGACAAATTAACCCGCACCAATAGATTCATGGCGCAACTAGTACAAATGGAGAGCGACCAAATGCGCCAATTAGGTGACTTAGATCACCGCTTATATGAGGCTAGGCAAATGACTGAGGTCAAATTAACTATTGTAGAAACTATCATTCAATTAGAACGTAATTCAGG